GGCTTGGCGGCCCCGGCGGTGAAGGAGGAAGCGAAGGCCTCTGGGGACTTATCTAGGCTGCCATACAAAAGTGAGGCAGGATCAAAAGGCGCTGTCGTGGTGTCGGACATATTGGTTCTAGTATTGTGTGTAGTTAAGAAACTGGCAAGAGGAAGTTTTGGCAAGAAAAAGCCCGCCTGGCGTTGGCCGGGCGGGCTTGGGGCTTACAGCGGCGTGGCTGTGCCTACCGTTTCGCCAGCCACGACATGTTCTCCGTGGATTTCCCAATCAGTCGCGAGGGAGTCGGAGCCGGAAGGCTGCCAGCCATGGAGCGAGTTGTCAGGATACACGATGCAGAACTGATTCTGGTAGGTGATCGGAAGGCCAGTTCTACCAAGCCTGTCTTTCACCGCCTGCGGGAGGCTGGTCATTTTTGGAATAATCTCAGCGGGCACCGATGAAGGCACCTGCCTGAACACGAACAGCCCTTTGCCGTTCCAGCCTGCACGACTGACGATTTTGCCCTCTTTGAGGGCTTTGATTGCTTGCCCGAAGTTTTGATTTGGGATCATAGGTAGTGATGTTGAATTGCGCTCAGCAATACCGGCCAAGCTCGGGCGTGAGGTCATGCCTCGAAAACTGCGCGGTGCTTCTCCAGAAAGGCGGCCTTCTCGGCCAAGGGCACTCCGGCGGCATGAAGCACCTTGATACCGCCCTGCCAATCCAGCCAGCCACGATGGCAGGCATGGGGCCAGAAATTCCAGTCGTCACCTAAAAACATCATGTCCACGCCAGTCCTGTTCCAAGCGGCATTGAGGAGGCTCTGTTCGGTTACGTCCTTCAAGACTGGCCCAATGCCCGCCCTGTGCTCGGCCATAAGCAGCCGGGCCAAGTCAAAGGCGGCCCTCACGGCTGGCTGGCGGGCGTTGGCGAAGAAAAAGCCTGTGTTGCAGTAATTCTCAGGCGGGAAGTCCAGGGCCAGGGCGTCTGGCAGGCAGAACGAGTCCAGGGCCTGCCTGGAGGCGTCTCGGATGGCGGCCACGCCTGCAATGTTGCGGAAGGGGGCGAGGTCAAGAGGCTTGATAACAAGGGTATCTGCGTCAAAGAAACAAAATACGCGATCCCCCGCGATCTCGGGTAAGGCGTATTTCCAATCATAGCTAGCCGGGTCGTCGGTAGTGAGGATGATGGCAGGCGCTCCGGTGTATTTTCTGAAACTGGCCGCCGCTTGGTGGGCCAAGGCCTCGTAGGGTTTGTTGCAGACAGTGATGCCTATGACGGGGGGCAGGTTCATGTGATGATGAGCAAAAACCTTTGATCATTGATGGGCGAGCATTGAAGCTCCTTGCCAACGAACACTTCGCGGAATTTCCCCATCCACCACTCTACGGGCCGCTGTGTGCAATGTGCATTCTCGCCTGTTGCCAGTTTTTGGGCAGCCGGACCGGTGTGGACAGTGATAGCCCATACTGGAGCCAGAATTTTCATTTGGTTGAGAAGATCCGTAACCTCTTCTTCTGGAATGTGCTCCATTACCTCAAAACACAAGCCTGCGGAGTGCTCCATTTCGGGAAGTTTGTCGATGCCGGGAATAGCGGGGTCGTAGCGTGTGACTTTGCCTTGAGGCCATAGCTTTTTCGCGTCTTGCGACTGCCCGCATCCAAAGTCAATGACTGGACTACCGTCTTTGATTGGCGGCAGGAGGCCAAGTAGCTTTTTCTTGAAGCCTTCGGACATGCTGCCTGTGCCATACTTCTGTGAAGCATGAAGCTGCTTATAGAGGCTGACCTTGCTGCCTGCCGGACTGGCGGGCTTGGCTGACCAAAGGCGGCGTGGATGGATGCCAAGTTCAATTAGGCACCTACCCCAAGGCGTTGAGGCTTGGGCATTCACCAGCGTGTCGGCCCATGGCTCTAAGGGCTTGTCGAGGGTCAAAAGACGGGCCATGACATAGAGCGGCACTGCATCTGCCGCTACTTCGGCAAAGCGCAAGGGACGCTCCTCAGGATTGACGTTGGCCCACATTGACCGCCATGCCTGAATTGAGTTTCTGGCAACGCTTGCAAAACTTGGGTCGTTGTCCAGGTACAAGGCGTAGCTGTAGAGGGCCATGACACGCAGCACATTTGTTGCGATGCCTGGATGAGTGGTGAGGTCGTCGCCTGCAAGTGAGTCTAGGATGACTTCGGCTAGATTCTTCCAATCATCGTTATTGTGGAGGATGCACAAATAGACTTCGGCGGTGATGAGTGAGTACCGCCAACGAACGGCCATGCCTTGGCTTTCGATGCTGCCGGTGTCGATAGGAAAGATTTTCTCCAGCCAGTCCTTGGCTGTAATCTCGCCGTCTGTGGCACGGTATGTTAGCCAGCATTTAGCGTGCGCTCTTTGCTCCGGCGTGTAAGCATCCCGTGCGTTGTCACCATTGTTTAAAGCGTCCCATGCAATGGCGTATTGCTCGCCTTTTGGGGTTGTCGAATTTGGGTTGAGGCTTGAAATCATAAGGTTTTTAAACGTGACACTGCCCACATGCCCGGCACATCCAAGACAACAGTGTGAGAGCCCGCCACACGGCGAGCCTTGGAGAAAAGCGTTTCTGCGTTTGGTTCTTCATGGTCGGGTAAGCCGATGCCGCGCAGGAATACTTGCCACATGGCGCGGGTAAGAACGGTAGTGACGTGGTGGTGATCTTTCCCATGGGCGGCTTTGGCGACTTGCCGGTGCAGTTCAAAAGCTACGCGCTCCTCGGTCATGCGAAGTTGAAGCGAAGGAAACAACGAGCCACTTCCTGCGGGCGGTTTTTCTCCCAACAGCCATCACCGTCCCGCTCGCCAGCCGGGCCTGTGTTGGCCTCAATCGTGGCAATGCGGCCCTTAGCGGGCTGGCCAGTGACTAGGCCGATGTGGGAAAAGTCGAAAATTACGATGTCGCCTTTCTGCGGCGTGGCGGTGTCGGGCAGGACGGTCACGCCCTTGGCCTTCTTGGCCCAAGCCTGCCAAGCCCAGGCCCCAGCGGACTTACAGCGCCATTTCTCGAACTGCTCGGCGGTCATGCCTGTCAGGCTTTCCAGCAAGCCAGCCTTGGCTAGCTCGTCGCCTACCGTGTCCAGCCAAAAGGCCATGGCTGCCGCGCAGTAGGGCTCTCGGTTACTGTAGCCTTCTGGGTAAGAGGTAGAGGGCCAGAATCGTTTGATCCATGCGCCTTGGTTGTTGCGGGGCGTCTCTACCTTGCCCACGTCCCGCTTGGCGATAGTCACCAGCCAGTCGGCGAAGCTCGGGCCTGTGGCAGGCTTGGCGGCAGGCGGCACAACCTTGGTTGGCGGCTGGAGGGCGGCCCAGGTGGCCGGGCCTGCGATGCCGTCGGCGGTGAGGTTGGCGTCACGCTGAAATCTGCGTATGGCGCTTTCAGTAATTGGCCCCAACTCGCCGTCTAAATAGGCTTTGAGATAGCCAAGATCTTGTAGGTGGCCTTGAAGGAGTCTGACTGCCGGGCCTTTATCGCCTCGGCGGAGGGTGGGTGCGTCGGGTGTCGTGCTCATAGCAGCCCAAGCCTACTTGCCGAGCGGCCCCTTGTCAATCGCGATGAAAATCCCAATCACGGCCAGCACCAGCCCGGCCATGACGGCCAAGCCGAGGCCAGCCGCGCTGAGTTCGTGGAGGAAGGCTATCATGGCGGGAAGAGTTGAAGGCGAGCCATCCACACGCAGAACAGCACACGCTCAAAGAACGAGGCGTTCCGGCAGAACTGCCACGAATGCCGCAGTAAAGCTGGCAAGTAGGCTAGGCGCTGGCCGAATGGGCGGCGGCGGAGGATTGTGGGCTTCATGACTTCTTGAATATCCTGCCGAAGATCGAAGACGGCCTAGCCCAGCCTTGCGGGCCAAAGGCAGCCACGGCCCGGCCCATGAGGGCGGCCTTGCGGGGGCGGACGCCTGCTTGGAGGAGGCGGTAGTAGAAATGGCGGTGGACCACACAGGCGGGCGGGGCGGCTGGCAGGTTGCCTAACTTTTCGACTAGCCAGTAACTGCCGCCAGTCAGGAGGTCGCAAAGAAAATCGTGCTCAAGGGCTGGCATCGTACAGAGGCCGTCTGGCGTGTAGTTGAGGGGCGGCCCCCAGAAAATGGGTGGGATGCTGGCTTTGTCGAACTGGTAGCCTGCTGGGATGGTAAATTGCTGCTCTACCGGCCAGATGCCAGAGCATATCTTAAATGTGTACTCTTCATCCGTCTGCCACGTCGGCCCCTTAGCCCACGGTAGCAGGCCAAAGCCGGGCTCGGGATCTCTAAGGCATGTGATGTCAAGATTCATCGGGGCGGGGATGTTAAGGCGTTGCGCATGGCCTGCTTGGCGATGTCATCGAAGTATTCCACCTGTTTCTCACTTGTTTCGTTGAGCTTGTGCAGGGCTTCTGTGAGGCTATTCAATGCGTCAAGCATCTTGGTTGCTCCCCACCAGATCACCGATGCTAGAGAGGTGAACAGCACAACGATAGCCACGATGAGAACGCCGTAAAAGCTCCATTGCCCGGCCTGCTCTGGGCTAGGCACCTGCCCCGTGAAGGCGTGCCAAGCCATTTCAGCCAAGGCTATTACCGAGGCCAGCCCGGCGGACATGGCGGCCAGGATGGGCGCGGGGATCTCAGTGAGGGCGTGTTGGACTGGTGGCGGGATGTTCATTAAGTGGATGCATTGCATGGTGCTTCAAGTGATGGCCCGGACGCTGACGGCGTCGATTCTGGATGCTGTAGGCCGAGCGTGCATGATGCTTGTCGGATCGTCCGAGTGTTCGATAATGCCAAGTGCGTGCCCGATTTCATGCAGCGCCAGCCTGCGCATGTCAGGGGTGCGTCCTGTAAAGCGGTGCCACCATGTTGTTGCCCATTTCAGTGACGGGTCAAAAACTATTGAGTGAGCATCATTACCCAGCGGAAACCTCCATGCCTGCGCGCCGTCTGGCGGTTTTCCCGACGAAAACATCAGCGTCGAGGTGCGTGGGTGCTCGTAAAACTGAACTTGTCCACTTGTGCTAATCTCCCATTGGTTCAACGCCCACTCAATGCACGCTCGGGAACCTTTTGGCAGGTTCGTCGTGTCGATTGAGTAGATGAAGATACGCTTCATGGCTCTTGGACAGTCTCGGGAGTCGTTTCAGGCTTTGGCATAACTTGAGCGATCAGCATTTCGAGTTTGCCGATGGCTGCACCTGCTTTGAATTGCGCGTCAAGAGCGGCTTGGATGGCTTGGGTAATTTCGGGGTTCATGCGTTTTTGGAATCAAGGTAGTCTTTGATGGCTGGCAAGATATTTAGCACATCTTGCATGACCTGTGCGGCACCTGGAACGTTTTGAACGATGCCCCAGAAATTGCCGGATGTGGTAACTCGCCCAGACCACAAGAACTCGCCTGTTTCCGAGTTCTGCGGAGCTTGGTCGAACGTCAACTTGGCGTTGACTGCATCGTTCAGGTTGGTGGCGGCAAAGTTTGGAAAGAACCACTGGTCAAAGGTCGTCTCTGGAACAGCGGGTTCAACGATGGGTGGAATGATTGGAATAGGCATGGCGTTAGATGAGGCAAGGGATTCTATAGACTGTGCCCGTGCTATCACGGATGGTTAAGGTGTGCGTTGGAACCACTGCTCCGAGGGCAGCGGCATTTCCGAGTTGCAAACCAACTCCACTTGAAAGTGTCACTAACGCTGAGTTTGTAATTGTGAGCACGTCCACAAGCGTTTGCGCTGTGGCTCCGCTTGATCCAGCTGCGGTTCCTTGGAGGACCACGGTGGCAGGCGTTGCGTTGCCAGTGCTTTTGCCAGGACCAATCGACAACTTGCCACCAGTAATGTTTGTGCCTGTCCCACTCGGTCCTGTAAAAAGCTGATTTACCGGCGTGGCAGAAGTTGCCCCCATCTGAATGCTAGCTGCGGCACCTCCGCGTTGGAAGAACGCATCCGCAGCGGAGTTGCCTCCGCCCATGTTTAATGCTGTGGCATTAAATCCAATGCGCCCAAGACCATTAAAATTAGCAACCGTAACCCCCGTGTTGCCGTCACCCATGCGTCCAACGCAGGCAAAGTCCCCGAGTCCGCCGCTTCCTCGAAATATAATACCTCCAGCTGTTTGAGCATCCTTTAATAAAGCGTGGTTTGCGTCACTTCCACCGAGCCTAAGCATCGCAGAATTTTCGCTTCCTTTCGGAATTAAAGCCAACTTAGCCACACCACTGTCTTGGATCTCCCAAGATGTAGAAACGTCTGCCCATGTTGTGTCAGAGTAGGCTTTGCTCGCAGTGTTGACGACGTTGATCGTGTTCGTTTTAAACGCCACCGTTCCACCGTTCCATGTCTGCGTCTGAATAAGCAGCGGTGTGGAGGTCGTAACTGTGCCGCCCGTAATGGTGAGTGGGCCGGTCAAGGTGCCGCCTGTAAGCGCCAGCACGCCTAAAGCCGTCCTCTGAGCCGCCGCATCAGCAGCCTCAGCCAAAGTCGCCCCGGCTGCCGTGACGGTGAACTTGCGGTCTGCCCCGCCCTGCGTGCCGTAGTAAAGGCCGCCTGCGCCTGCCGTGGCGGCTGTGAGTGCTGCGAGTGTTGAGTCTGCCATTAGAGTGAGGTGTTAGGAGCCGGAAAGAAGGAGAAAGCTAGAGCCGTCAGCCAAAAGCAAAGACGAACCGCCGCCAGAGGCCAAAAGCAGCGTGTCGCCTGGATCTGGCGGGCCGCCTGCCCCGCCGGAGCCGCAGCCTAGAAGATTGAGGGCATTAGCCATTGTGGGTTAGCCGGGGATGGGTGCCCAGATGACACGGACAGAGACGCTGGCCGTGCCGGTGGATGTGACAGTAAGCGCCTCGCCAACTTCGGTGACAAACAAAGGCGTCTGATTATCAGGACTGCCACGATTACTGCCGCCGTTGGCCGCCGCATACTCGGGAGCGTCAATAGCGGTGGAGGCAGAGTTGAAAGTCACCACGGCGTCTGCGGAAGCCCTGATCTCGACGTAGAACACCGCGATTCGTTTGCTTGCCACAGCGGCCACAAGTTCCTCGGCTGTATCAGGTGAGGTGATTGTCTCAAAAGCGCGCTGCTTTTGGATGATGAGCCCACCCATGTAGTGGTAGTAGTTTTGGGGGTAGCGTTCCATTGTGTGTAGTTATGCGGATTCTTCGCCCGGCTGCAAGTCTTTTTGCCCGCCCTGCCCGGCCTTTTCCTTGGCGGCCCGGCCCTGGCGCACGGCGGCGAGCTGGCCGGTGACAAGCGTGGCGACTTCGTTGTAAATAGTGTATTCGCGCAGGCAGTCGGAGATAATCTGGAGATTGCGCACCTTGAGCGGGTCGTCGGCGTCCTCGGCCTTGACCGGCCCGGCTGGCTTGGCGGCCTCGGCAATGGCCCGGCGTAGCGCACCCTGGGCGTAGGCCGTGTAGGGCTTCACGATGATCTTATCAAACGCCTCGTTGTTCTCCAACTGAATGAGGAACTCTTCGGCTAGGGCTTCGATGGGCTTGGACATGGGCGGTTATCGGGTGGGCGGTTCTTGCGGAGGCTGGCCTGCCTCGGCCTCGGCTGCCATGGCTTCTGCCTGGGCCTGGGCCATGACGGCGGTGGCCTGCTGGATGGCGGCTAGGGTGGTTTCGGGGTTTGGCTCGCCGATGCCTTTGAGGATGTCGGTGTATTGGCGCATCATGGCTTGCTGCATGGGCGGGGCCATGGCGGCGAACTGGTTAAGCACGTTGATGATGGCTTGGCCGACTTCCACCATTTGCGAGCTGTGCGACTTGGTGAGGCTGATTTCAAAGACGTTGCGCACGTCCTCGGGGAAGCCCTTCACCCACTCAATCAGCACCATGGCCTTGTCTTGACCCACTTGCTTAATGAGGGCCGCCAGCCCGGCCTCGGTGTTCGTCATCGTGTAAAGCTCGATGTCGATAAAGTCGTTGAGCATGGCTGTCAGGCCTTCCACGACTTCGTTTTCTCGGGCGCGCAGGCTTTGGTTGCTGGTGTTTTCGAGGATCTTGGCAACGCCTAGCGTGTCCTGGCCCGGCACGTCGGCCACGGTGGAGTCGGCGGGGCTGGTCAGCCCGGCGTTGATCTCGGCCCGGCCAATGAAGCGGTCCATGAGCGTAGAGAAGATTTCCACGTTGGCGGGCTCTACGGTCTTCACGGCCATGGCGTCGTCGGCGGTGAAGCCTGCGCGGAGTTGGTAGCCTTCGGAGTTGCGGAACTGGATACCGCCGCCGTCGATGCCCTGCTGTGTGGCTAGGGGGTTCTCAAAGAGCACGTTGCCGGAGGTGTTGGCGTCAAATTCGATGCGGTTTAGCATCTTGTCGGATACTTCATGCCAAGTGTCCAAAAGCTCGTAGTAGCCTCGGCCTGTCCAGCGGTGCAGTTTTGGCCAGATACGGTGGTCGGTATAGGGGTGCGGTGCCTCCTTGTCTGACCATGGCAAGATGATTGTGGCGTATTCGTAGTGAATGGGGATTTTAGCGTCCCAGTCAATCAGCACATAAATGGGCTCTGCGTAGCCGTCGCCGTCGGCATCGTAGCGAATCCATGTCTCTACATAAACGCGGGTGCGGAAGCGTTTAGGATCTTCCGTGGCTGGGCGCATGGAGGCTTCATTCTCGCCATCGCGGACACGGTTTAGATTGGCGCGGACGGTGTAGGTGGCGGTATCTGCCCCGCCTGTCAGATTGCCGGTCTTGGCCTTGTCGTTGTAGTCGTCAAACGCCTTTTTCTCGCGTGTCTCGGGCGCGTAGCCAATGAGCAGGTCGCCGGGATTGGCGGCGAAGACGTGGCCTTTTAAGGGTGAAACGTCGAGGTTCTCGGCGTTGATGTGACAGAAGAAGTCCCCGTAGTGGATGACTTTAGTTTCTGCACCTGGCTCCTTGCTGGTGCGTTGCATCACAACCTTGGGCTTGGAGATTTGCAGGGCCGCCCCTACGGGCACAAAAATAGCCGGGTCACGCTCCAATACTTGACGGTCTGGATAAGCTGGGTCGGCAATCCATTTGTCAGTCGATAAAACAGGCTGGCCTTGGCTGTCTTTGATGACTTTGCCGTCCAGCGTGACGCTTTGGGTAACGACGGGCTTCATGTAATAGGCCTCGCTTAGCCCGGCCCGCGTGATCTCCTGGCCTCGGATGAGGCTGCCTTGCTTGGCCTTTTTGCCCACCTCGTTTAGCTTTGTGAGCTTGGCGCGGTGCTTGAGGCGCTGCATCAAAATCTCAATCGCCGGGTTTTCGTCCTCGGCTCCCTCGGCGTTTGGACCAAAAAAGGCGGGCGTAGAAAGCAAGTCGTTGTCCATCTTGTCGCCGTGCTGGTTAACCGGCGTCATAGGCAGGTTCAGCGATAGGTTTGTCTCGCGGAAAAGCAGGCAGTTGGCCTTACGGTGCTCGAAGTCCTGCTCATAGGCTAGCTGGTAGTTGTCCCAGCGCCAAAGGAGAGAGCCAACGGTGTAATCTCGGCTGGTGGTCTGGACGCCCATAAGTTGGCGGCAGTTCTCCACTTCGGCGATGACATACTGAACGAATGCGCTCTCGGCGTCGTCACTTTCAAAGGCAAGATGGGAGTTTATGATGCGCTGCATTCGATATTGTGTGTAGTTATGGCGTGGCTGTGGCTTTGTGCAAGCCCATTGCGTGGGCCTGTGCCCTGGCGGCGGCCATGGCGTCCTCGCGGGCCTTCTTGAAGGCCTTGATTAGGCTCTCTCCGGGCTGGGCCTTCTCGCTTGGCATGGCCTTGGCGGCCACCTGGGCGGCCTTGGCGGCGTATAGGCGGCCTGCCAGCTCGGCGAACTGGCGTTTCTTGGCTGGGTCTGTGATGGGCACTGGCTTGGCTTTGCCGGGAGGATCGGCGGTGTAGTCGTCGCGTTGGAGCGGTTGCGGGCTCCAACGTTTGGTTGGGTGCAGGCGGTTGGCGCGGTAGAGGAGGGCGTCAGGCTGTGGCGTAACCTTGGTGTTGGCCTGGAATAGCAGGCGGGCAGGCGGCGTGAAGGCTTTGGGCAGGCGCTCGCCGGTTGTGCTGATTTTGGGCTGGGCGGCGAAGACTGGCAGTTTGGGGGCAATGGTGGGGTTTGGCAGGGCGGCATAGCCTGGGCCTGCCGTTGTGCGCTCGCGGAGCACGTCGTCCATGTTGCGGAGCGGCTGCTTGATGAGATTGGGAATCACGTTGTTCATCAGCATTTTTACCCCGGCGTTTTGGTCGGGGTTCTCACGCTTCTCTTCCACATCGCGGACAAACTGCATGGCGTTGGCGAAGCCTTGCAGGAATGACTTGTCTTCCAGTGACGAGACGAGACTGGACAGCATGTAGGTGGTGTAGCTGGCGTTTTCGCCCTGCGACTTGAGGCGTTTGACCTCCTGATAATTGCGGTAAGCGTCGATCCACGTTGTCAGCGTGGTGGCGGCTGGCTCGTAGCGGCCAAAGGGCAGGCTGCCAAGCACCTTGCCCTTGCCGTCTTGCCAGACAATGGAGTTTTCGCCTCCGTATTTGCGCAAGAACTGGTCTGTGGCGGCCCTCTCCTTGAGGGAGTGCGAGCGCGTGCCGACGAGCAGCACAGGCTTTTCGTCGTCGTTGTCGTCGCCCTCAAGCATCGAAGCCAAGGCCAGCCAGCCGAGGCCAGCCAGCAGCGTCTCGGAGGCGTCTTTGATCTGCATTGCCTTCGGGTAGGATTTGATCACGGGCACGCCATCCTTGCCCATTGCCAGCCAGCCTGCCCGAGTCAGGCCGTAGAGCAGGCTGATAGCCGAGCCACCAGCCTTTTTGATGCCTGCGCGGACGATGTTGGTCGGAGTGCGTTGGAAGGGGAATATCCAGCGCATAAGGCTTCCCACGAATTTACGGGAGCGGATGCGCTTTTGGAGCTTGGCGGCAAGGTCGGAGTCGCCTTTGGCCTCGGCTTCAGCTAGCAGCTTCTCCAGGTCTTTAATGCCCTTGTAGCCGCCTAGCACGGTGTCCACGATCTCGGTTGCGGAGTTGTCGTCTTGGAATAGCAGTTCCTCGGCGGTCTTCATCACCTCGCCCCATACGGCGCTGGATGTGTCGTTGAGGGTGTTGGCAATCTCGGTGTCGATGAAGGCGGCCCTAGCCTGCCCTTTCAGGCCTTGGCGCTTGGCCTCCACATGCGCCCGGCGGTAGGCCACGGCTGATGCTTCGGCATACATGATGGCCGTCTTGAAAAAGGCGTCTGTGAAGCGGAGCACACGCCCTGGCAGGCGGCTGATTCGGCCTGCCTGCCCGCCCACGCTGGCGCGGATGTTGCCCACTTTGTCGAGGTCGCCGTCCACTACGTCGATTTCCAACGGCTGGCCGAGGTACTTGTGGCGGATGGTATCGCCTTCGGTGAGGAAGGTTTCGCGGGCCATTTCAAAGGCTGGGCCGATGCCTTGCCAGAAGCCTTTTAGGATGTGCTTGAACTCGCGGAACTGTGGCGCGTTCGGGTCTTGGTAGGCAAGGTTCAGCGTGGCCTCGGCTAGGCGCTGGCCGGTGTAGTGCCAAGCGACTTGGGCGGCGTTGCCGGTGATGTTCGCCACCTGGGTCTGGGGGCCGGACAGGAGGGGCCAGTTGATCCAGTATTCGTAAACCTTGTCGAAGGCGCTAGCCTTGGCTGCGGTGTATTCGCGAGCGAAGGCGTAGTAATTAGCCATGTCGTCGGGGTCGAATGGCACGAACACGCGCACGCGCTGGCCGCCGGGTGTCATCACCACCTTGGACATGAGCTTGCCGGAGTTGCGGGCCTTGGCGGATTGCAGGGCGTAGGCCATGACGCGGTTTACCTCAGCGGTCACGTCGTCAACGGTCTGGCGCTTGCCTTTGATAAGGGCGGGCTGGGCTTCGATGGCCTTGGGCGGCAGGCGGAGGCTTGACGGGCTTGCCGCATTGAACCGCTGGCTAAGCGGGATGACAGCGCCAGATTTGTCGCGGACAACGGGTTCAGCGTTTTCCTGATTCCAGTTGAACTCATTTTGCCCCACGGTCTTACCTTCTGCTTTTTCTACTCTAGGCTCAACTAAAGAGTGCATCCCCAAATCAGAACGCCAAATCCATCGGTTTCCAAACGCATCGGTGGTAAATCTGGTGGTAGGATCGCCTGATTTATCAAATGGGTATTCCTTTCTGTATTCAGCGTTTAGCTGTTTGTAGTCTGAATCTTTTGGGTTCCGAATGACTTCAATACCATTAAGGTTGTGAACCTTTCTTGGCATTAGTCTCGTCTCGTCCACCATACGCTGGGCCTTCGCTAAATCCCCAGCCTGCACAGCGTCCATGTACTCCTTGTCCAGCCCGCCATCTTGGCTAGGCGGCAGCCCCAGCCCCACGGCCTTCTTGATCTTGGCAAAGCCAGCCTTAATAAGGCCGCCAAAGCCGGTGCCTGCCTTGACCTGGGCGGCCACGGCGGGGCGGATGATGGCGGCGGTGGCGTCGTGGATGAACTTGCCCACATCGTCTTGGTTGAGGTTGAGGGCGTTGGCAATGTGTTCGTCGGAGAAGCCTCGGAAGGCTAGGCGCATGATGTTGTAGCCGTCGTTGTCTTTGCCCTTGTAGGCTTCCAAGCCTGTCTTGACGGCTGGGAGGTCTAGGATGGCGGATTGGAGGGCGTGGCGGTCTGTGCCGGAGAGCATGAGGTCGTCTTCGGTGACTCCCATGTTTTTAAGCACGGCTTGCTTGATCTTCTCGCTTTCGGCGTCGTCCTTCTCCAACAATTCCTCTTTCGTCTCTTGGGCGCGGGCCGTCTTTAGCGCGGCCTCCACGTCTGCCCGGCGGCTGCCCCGTGCCTCGGCTAGCTCGGCTTCCAGGCTGGCGATGCGGCGGGCCTTGCCTGCGGCGGTGGGAAGAATACGGAGTTTGCGGCGGACGGCCTCGCTGGGGCCGAATACGATGTCGAGGGCTTTGGTCCAGCGTTCTTGCGGAGTTTCCAGCGGGTCGCGGCGGGCGCTCATGGCCTGGGCTAGGCGGGTGCCGGTGTCGAGGTAGTAGTTGCCTACCTTGTTGAGGAGGGCGCGGATGTTCTTGTCACCTGTCAGGCGGGCCTCGCGGGTGAGGAACTGGAAGGCTTGGCCTAGCACGGCTTGCTCGTCCACGTCGAGGAGCTTGCTTTCTTCGGCCATGTCGGCGGCCCACTGCACGTACTTCTCGGGGTCGCTCTCGAAGGTTTCCTTTGCCCACTTGCGGAGCTTGTCGAGTTGCACGGTTTCCGGGCCGCCTAGCTGGTCGCGGGCGGCGGTGAGTGCTTGATACACGGCGCGGGCTTCGGGATACTCGAACTGCTTGGACAGGTTGCGGGCGCTCATGGCTCCACTTGCCTGCACGGCGTCGATGGCGTCAGGGTCGTTGCGCAGAGCCTCCCTGACGGCTGCCTCTTCCTCGGCGAGGCGTTGCTGCTCGGCCATGAAGGCGGCCAAGTCTGGGTCGGCCTCTTCGTCGGCCTCGGGCTGGCGGGCCTCTTGGCTGGCTGCCGGGCCGCCTTCTGGGGCGGGCGGGTTGCGCAGGATGGAGGGGCTGGCGGGGTTAAAGCGTTCAGAGAGAGGGATGACTTCGCCGGACTCGTCGCGGGTCACGGGGTCAGCTAGCTTTACCCTGACGCTCTCACCATTTGGGAGAACGGCAGACACAGAACCAGCGTCTTCACCTTCATTTGTATAAAAAGCCCCACGCTTTCTCTGTATTTTGCGGTTTGCGGCTGCATCCGAGATAGGCGAGCTTCGCGTGTTGGTCATTTCGCCAACAATGAGGACAGGTCGCAACCAAGGCTTCCAAGTTGGATCAACAGGAACGCTTTTGCCTACGGTTGGCATTTTTGTCGGGTAATAGTCCGCATTCGGAGCGTCCGTGTTGTATCCGCTAAGTCGGTATTTACCAAACTGCCCCGAGTTGATACGGTCTTTCCCTGCGAGCAGAGTTTTCCCATACTCGCGGCTACCATCCCACCCCTTGCCGTCTGCTGGGATGCCAATGCGGGCCTCTAGCGCCTCTGTGGCTGCTTGGCGGGTGCCGATATGAAGCCCGGTAGTTCCGCCCTGCAAATCGCCGGAAGGCGTGCCGTGCCACATTGCGCCAACGCTTGCTAGTTTTTCGTCCACCATGGCCTGAGCCTTCGCCAAGTCCCCGGCGGCCACGGCAGCCAAGTACTCGGCGTCCTGGGCGGGCGTGACGGCCTGCCCGGCTGGCGGCAGGGCTAGGCTGGCTGGCTGGCCTTTGTCGGCGGGCCGGAACATGCGTAGGTCCACCGTTTCTGTGGCGTATTGGCCGCCTCTTGTTGGCGAGACTGTAATAATGCCGTCATAGCCTGCGGCGGCGATGGCCTTGGAGAGCACCTTGCCCTTTTTGCCACCAAATCTTGCGGACAGCCTTTTCTTCCAGCCGTCTTCACCATATCCGCGCCACTCTAGGACTAGCGGCGATTTGAAAGCGATCTCCCCGTACTCCAGTGATGGAATCGCGTTTGTGGCCTCCTTACTCACTGGCGATAGGTAGCGCCCGGCTGGCTCGATGTCCTGCTGGAATGTAGCGCCCGCACGGAATGCAGGCGTGTTGTTCCTGGCGTAGTTGAAGGTAACTGGCTCGCCTGAGCGAATGGTTTGTTTCGTCTCTAGGTCGTAGAACTCTGCGACTTCGCCAAGCTCATCCTCGGCTGGTGGCAGGCTAGAGCCTTGGCTGGGCGGATTGTAAAGCGCCACACCACTGTCGGTTTCGCGTGTCTTGATGGTGGCGAACAAGTCGTCAAATGCCTTGGCGACTGGCTCAATTTCCTCGTCCAGCAAATACGGATAGCGGCCTGGATCACGAACAAAGTCCTCAATGCGGACGACGTTGGCGAGGTAATCATTCTGATACCCCTTCTGCTGCATCTTGTAGATGACGTAGTTTTCAAAAGAGCGGGCGGCACGTTCAATAGTGCTACCCCAGTAGCCCTGCTTACCCTTGTCATTGAGGCTGGCACGCTTTGCCATTGGCGAATCGTCCAGCGCCTTAACGAGCGCGGTGAAGGCTTCCTCTACTTCGGGGCGAACACCTTTTTGGAGTTTCCAATCTGCCTCATTGCTGATGCGTCCACGACCATCTTTGATCTCGTTCCATCGTTTGACGGAGAGCGAGTGACCTGTCTTCTCGTTCACATACCGGGTTTCTGGCTCGTTTGTGATGTAAACACCTGCATTGTTCTTGATGGAAGCACCACGGGCGCGGCCAAAGTAATGGTCGAAAGCGTGGAACAGCTCATGCGCCAGCGAACCGGCTCCGCGTGTTTTGGTGAGGTTGATGACCAGATTTCCTGGCTCGTAATGGGCAGATGCCCAGCCTTTGCCCCGCGAGCCAAAGCCAAGGCCAATTTGCCCGTTGAGAGAAAGCGCCTTGGTTGGAATACTGAGGATGCTGGCGAGGTCGTGGAGAGCGTCATACGCCTCATTCATCATGCCTTGGCGCTCTTTCGCATTGGCTCCTTGGCTTACCCAGTTGCCGAACTCCACGCCACGGAAGCCGAATGCCTGCGCGAACATTTCCGGCGTGGCATCTTTGCCTTTACGCCAGTCCTCGGCAGTGCGTGGGCGGTTCTCGGTTTTGCGGAGGTCGGTTTCTTTGATGTTGTCGCGCTCCTTGACGCCTTCCCATGCGGCCACGAGATCCGCATAGTTGCTCGTGACGTAGGCCAGCGCCTCCTTTGAGTCCTCGAAGGTCTTGAGTTTTCGATAGAGTGGATCACCCTTCTTGTTGATGCCCCACTTGCCAGTGCGTCCGCGCACCTCGAACTGCATCTTAGCCTCTGCCTTGCCTTCTGAGACTTTGGCAACCACGGCCTCAAGAAGGGTGTCGAGATTGTCGGCCCGGACACGGCGACCATCCACCTCTGCCTCTGCGTGCGGGGATGGAATTTTGGTCATGTTGCCCACACCTTCGCCATACCTGTAGGCATCTGGATAGTTGCGCACTTCGCCGATGCGGTCCCATTGCGTGCGGTCGATACCTTGCAGTAGTGCCACCTTGTCGGCCAGTGCTCCAAGGTTGTATTTCGTGCTTCGCAGCATGGAAATCATCTCAGGCACACCCTTTTCTGTGGCGTGGCGCATGAGTTCCTTGACCATCTTAACTTTGGCTACCCATGCGTTCAGTTTGTAGCCTTTCTGTGGCTTCGTTGGGATCACACCACGCAGAGTCGTCGCGAAGGCCGCGAGTTCATCGTCTTCGATGCTGGCAATTTCCGACTTTGGCCAGATTTCCGAGAGCGTCTTGCCTGCAATCTCGTCGTCGCTGAGTTCTTCGTTGACGGTGGCAACCTTGTCTTTGCGAGCACCACCGAGTTTCGCGCCAAAGTCGGCAATCCCGGCCTCAGCCTTGGCAGGCTTAGCCCCGCCCTGCCCTTCGGGGGCTGGCGCTTGGGCAGGCTGGGCCGCCTCTTGGCCCGGCTGGGCGGGCGGGGCGGCTGCCGGGCTGGCTTGGCGGAGGTTTTGATAATACATCGTCCCACCTTCAGACACTACCTTCACCTCGTAGAGGGCGGCGTTTGGACCTTCGAGGGTTTGTAGTGCTAGGCCATCTTCTTTTTTGCGGCCAAGCTGGCGGTCGGTGCCACGCTCATACCATTTGCCGCCTTTGCGGTAGTAGGCTGGGCCAGATGGCATGACTTGGAAAATGCGTTTTTCATCCTGAATGCGTGCGTCTTCGCGTAGTGCATTCATCCTACTCTCCATCCTTTGCTTTTGCTCCGCCTCAAAACGAGCGATGTCTTGGCGCTTTTCCGCTGACTCCTCAATGGTGAGCATGTGAGGCTTGCCTTCTTGGTCGATGTAGCCAAGCCGCTTCTCCCCCTGCCGGTCCATGTAAACCCATGGATCGCTTGGGAGCCTGTGAGTGGTGGTTTGTGGGCGGTCGTAGCCTAGCCCCTTTTTCAGAGCTTCGGCGGCTTCTGCTTTAGGGAGTTGCGCTAGAATCCTCTCTTGTTCCAGGGTGAGGTCCAGCAACAGTATCTCGTCACTGTCTTGGGCCGCAGCCCCAGAGGTGGAAGTTTCTGACTGGTCGCCGTCAGGTTGAAGTGTCTCAGGTTTGCGTTGAAGTTCGCTTCCCTCTCCTGCCACGTCAGGGGCGGGAGTGCTTGCCGCATTGCTACGGCCTTGGCCTTTAACTGGCTTTTGTTGCGTTGCATAAGTGGTGGCGGCTGCCGGGCTGGCCCATTTCTCCAGGCGGACGGCTAGCTCGTCGGCGTTCAACTGCCAGAACTTCGCGTCCATCTCCAAGGCTCGCCTCATGCGGGCGGTGGCCTCGGCAATGTTGCGATTGTAGTTCTCGCCTGTCTGCTCGTAGGGTGCGGCGATCTCTAGCAACTCTTGGGGCGTCTTGCCTTTGTAAGGCGTGTCGTCTTGGGTGCGCAGGGCAACGGCCTTTGGCTCGGCTGGAGCCTCTGCCGTGACGGGCGGGGCCGGGCGGGCGGGTTGGGGCGAGTAGGCTGCCGCTCCGTTGATGCGCATGGGCATGAGCACGAACAGGGCGTTGCCTGCTCGGAGGGTGGCGGGACTCACGTCGTCTTGGATGCGTAGCTCAATCTGCTCGTGGCCGAGGTTGCGGGCTACGCGCAGGATGGTTTGGAAGTAGTCAGGGTTGTAGGCGGCAAGGATTTGGGCCTCGGGCTGGATGTTGTGGGCGTAGTCGCCTCGGTTGACATCGCTGGCGAATAAGCCAAGGCTGCCGTCGGGGTTGCGGTAGAGGGAGACGGCTTTGGAGGCTGTTCCTGTTTCGCCGGGCAAGTCTTTGATGACGGCGCGGGCTTGGCTCATCAGGCTGAACCAGCGGGCGGTGTCGAGGGTGTAGGGCGTGAAGGCTTTGTCATCGGGGATGATTGCCTCCATCGTTGGATTTTGTTCACCTTCGGGCCATGGCTGCGCATTACCTTTTTCGTCATAGACGATAGCCTCTTGGCCTTTACCTCCGCCATTTTCATGCTCTACACGCACAGCAAAGCGGCCATTGGTTGCCCAAAGGTAAGCGCCTTCACCTTTTACTTTTTGCAAACCTTCGCCGCGTGTCGTGTCCGTGGACACCATCGGGAACACCGCCGCCACCACGTCCGCCGTGGTCTTGGCCTTCTTGAGGGCTGGCACCGCTGTAGGGGCCTGGGCCGTGGGCTTGGCTGGCAGGTCGTCCTTGGCCTGCGAGACGGGGAACTTATCGGCCTTCTTCTGGAAGCGGTAGAGGGCTTCTTTCTCGTTCAGGATGGTGAACGTACCGTCGCCGGGCACTTCAATGGTGACGTAGCCAATCAGGCGCTCGGCATCTGCCTTGGCGGCGGCTAGTTCGCTTGCATACGTCTTGCGCTCCTCTTCGTTGAGGCTGTCCCAATTACGAAACTTGTCCTCAAGGTTGGTAATCGCGTCCTTCTGTTCCTGTGTCATGTCCGCCCGCTTTGGCGCGGCCTTCACGGCGGCAGCCACCTCGGCTAGTAGGAACTTCTTCTGCCCCTTGGCGGCGGCGGCATCGAACGGCGCGGCCTGCTTGGCTGGCTCAGGCATGGCGGCCTCTTCGGCTACGGCCTCGGCCTGGGCTGGCGTTACGGAGGCTGGGAGGGCCGGGACTTCTTCGGCAGTCTCTTCCTCTTTGATAAGCATTTGACTGTCGCCAAACGGAACGCCATTCAAAACCTGCTGGTCTGTGAGCTTGTTGACGCTGTAAAGCCCATAGAGTGAATCGCCGATTTTGAACAATCCTGGCAGAACCTTCGTTACGGGCGCATTGCCTCCATAGTAGGCGCGGAACCACTTACTCACCATTTCAGCAGTGACGGGGACGTTTGCCTCTGCGGTGGTAGGCGCTTCTGGCGAGGTTGCTGGCGGCATTGTCGCCTTGAGGCGTGCAATCAACTGAGGGGCTAAACTTTTGGCGGTGCCTTTGTAGTTCGGGTTAGCCAATAGGTCGATCAAGTAGCCTTTGGCGTCGTCGGATGCGGTTCCTGCCTTGAGGTCTTTGAGGGCTGCTGCTCGGCTGCCGTCTGAGTTCTCCGAGGCAAAGAATCTACTCAAGTCCGCCCAAAGCGTCTGGTCGGCCTTGGCAGCCACGGGGGCTGGGCTGGCCTGATACACGGCCTGCCAGTCGGGCTTTTCTTCCAGTGTGGAGTCAAAGCCGGTCATCAGCCGCCAAAAGGCCCGGCTGTATTGGCGAAGCTGGCCGCCTGGGGCTAGCTTGTCGAGGCGGGCGGCTAGCTCGGCTGGCGTCTTCACGCCTGCGTCAACCAGCACAGAGGCCGCCTTCATCATGGCGTCTCGGCGGTCGCGTGGTAGGTCGGTTTGCTCTAGGCTGCCCTGCGGGGGAAGTCGGAGGCTTGCTTGATTGCTTGGCGGCAAGAACAGCCCAGTAAAGGCCTCTGCCAAGGCCTTGTCTGCCTCATCGGTTTGGCTGGCCTGGGCTGGCTCTGCCTGCGGGGCGGGCTGGGCTTGGGCTGAGGCGGCAGGCTTGGCGCTTTTGGCGTTGGCTGCCGTCATGGTCAGGATAGAATCTGCCGTGCCTTCCCATCGCTGCCAGTTGATGTCCTTGGGGCGCTTCCGGTTGTGGTTGCGCACCATTTCGTGAGCGTCTGCAATGGCGATCTTCAACGCCTCGTCAATGTCTTTACCCTCGCGAACTGCCCGCTTCATGGACATGAGGGCATCGGCGGCAATCCGGTCGTTGGCGTTTTCCGCACCAACGGCGATACCTTGCCCGCCTTCATAGGGGCGTGAACGCTCGTCATATCGGCGAATGGCGGCGTCAATGACTTTTAGCGCCTCGTCTTGGCTAGCCGGTGCCTGCGGGGCAGCCTCCGGCCCGGCCTGTATCTCCAGCCCGGCCTTGGCCTGGGCGGCGTTTGCCATGAGGGCGTCAATCACCTGGGGCTTGGTGGCTTTTTTATCCAACTCAATACCAGCCTTCTTGGCCTCGGCTTTGAGTGTGAAGATGTCGGAGGCCTCTAATTCCACGCGCATCTCTGCAACCTCGTCGGCGGGGAGTGCCGCTATTTGGTCGGCGTAGGCATCGCTCCCTTCAAAGATGTGTGTGTCGAGATACCCGCGAACGTCGCGCAGGGTTTGAAATTTGCGCGTGTGGGCACCGTCAATGACTTCGTACGCCCCCGGCTTACCTTGGACTGTAATGTTTGCGTCACCTTTTCTTGTGACGTGAGTGTTGCCAATAAGCGCCCATGGCTTTGGTGTTGCGTTGCGGATGCCATGGGACTCTCCATAAGCCATGGCTTCGTCTAGCGTTCTGAAACTGCGCCTAAGCTCGCGCTCTGATCGGCCATCGCCGTCTTTATCCACTCCCACCTCAAAGATAGATTGCCCTCTGTTTGTTGGGCGGATCTCCGAGATATAGAAAGCGGCTTTATCATCCTTCGTTTGGATTTCCAGCCCGGCTTTGGTGGCCATGTCGGCCACGATGGCCTGCACGGCGTCGGCCTCGGCCTCGATGCGGGCGGCCTCGGCTTTGTCGGTGACGAGCTTGGCGATGTCGCGGAGCTGGGCCACGAAGTCGCGGAGCAGGGCCATGAGGCGGTCGCGGAAGGCCGGGTCTTGGCTGGCCTCGATCTCGGCTTGGTTGCTGATCTTGCCGCGTAGGCGGGCTTCGACTAGCTGGGCGAACCATTCGTGGGCGGCGGCGAACTCTTTGCCTGCTGTGCCCTCCTGCTGGAAGTCGGTTAGCCCGCTGTCGGCGAGGTAAAGGGCCTTGCTGGCGGCTTTAGCCTCGGGGGTGAGGAGATTGTAAAGGCCGATGATCTTGGCTCCGTCCATGTTGCCGATGGCGGCCTTGTGGATGAACTCATGGAGAATGAACACGTCCATAGCCTCGCGGCCTGCCTCGGTGGTGGCGTGCTTGGCGGTGAGGCGGTTGATGAGCTTTTCTGGGTTGATGAAGAGGATACTCCCCTTTCTGCCCACTGGCTTTACCTCAAGCTCGCCGCTCTTTGCGCGCAGATCCTTGGCGTAAACGTCAAAGTCCACGGCCCCCGCCATGGCCTTGAGCCGTGCCCGCAGGCGCTTGGCGAGGTCGAGCTTGCGGGCGGCGAGGTCTTTGGCGGCCTTGCTGGGCTTGCCCACCAGAGCCTTGCGCACCTCGGCCTCATACTCGGCTAGGGCGGCCTCTGCCCGGCCCTCTGGCGTGGCTGGGCGGGGCGGCTGGGCGGGCTGGGCCTGTCTTTTCGTGCGGATGGCCTGCCAGTATGTAGGCTGCACCATTTTGTTGGCTTCCACATTTGCAGCGGCGGCTTCAAATGTCTCATCGCTAGCGATACGTCTATTAGCTACCTCATTGGCAATACGGCCCTCAGAAGGCAAGCCTGCCGATTGTTTCAGTATCTCGGCTAACCTTTCGGGCGAGTCCGTGCGGCGGGCCTCACGCTCAAGAAGCTCGCTCTTTTGGTAATCTGATTCGGTCCAGTCTGCCGCCTCCGCCTCCGCCTGCCCGGCTGGCTGGCTGGCTGGGGCCGGGCTGGGGGCGGCCTCGTTGGCACGAATAATGCGACCGCCTTCCTCTAATTCTGGGGCGTAGTCTCCTAATTTGTAAGGGCCTTCAATGACTCCATCACGGTCGAAGTAAATACCCCAGATTTCATGGCCGGTTTTTGTGGTCTGCACCACTTTCAATTTTGCCATTGGGGCTGACATTCGGCCTTGTTCGTCCATGATCCTGTCCCCAGGCTTCATGGTCATAATCATAGCCTTACCGTCTGGGCGGTAAACATAGAGGTCGCCTTCGCGGGTGTAGCCCTCGGGGAGGGCGATGCCGTAGGCGTCCACAAATGCCGCATTAGCTGGCAGGTTGAATTTGATGGCCTCTTTGACAGCTAGGCGCACTTGCTGAATAGCTCCAGCCTCGCCGTAGGTTGCTCCATACACTGCAACCGCCTCCTCTGGCGTCATCTGCTCTGGCGGCTTGGCGGCGGCCTCTTTTTGGCTTGCCTGGGCTGGCTCTTGTGGCAAGTTGGTTGCAGTAGCCGGAGAGATCGACCCCTCACCCGGTGCAACGTTGCTCACTCCCGCCTCCTCGGTCTGGCCGCCTTGGGGGCGGGCTTGTGTCTGGGCTAGGGCTTGGCGCATTTCGCGGAAGCCTCGCACAAGTAATGATTTGCCGTCTGTAGCTGCGGTTAATCCGCGCTTTTCAATGGCTGCAATAGCTTTGTCCAAGTCCGCCCGATTTTGATTCTTCTCTGGGACTGGAATTGTGAGTTCACCCATCGACTCGTCCTTGATGGCTGCATCTAAGACGCGATCCAAGTAATTGCCAGCCTCCGGCGCAGGCACGGCCTCGACTGGCGGCTTGATCTTGGCGGCGGGCACAGTGGCCTTGGTGCCGTCCTCAAACTTCACTTTAACTTTGCCAAAGGCGTTGCCGATGACTTCGGCGTTCTTGCCGTCCACGGACACGGCCTTGCCTTCGTAGTTGCTGGCCTCGCGCTTGGCTTTGGCTTCCTGCTCTTTGCCTGTCAGCTTGCCGGTTATCTGGCGCTTGATGGCGGCAAATCTCATGCCCTCAGCGTAGAGCTTCTTGGCTCTAATCTCGGGGTCGTTCTCCATCCTTTGAATGGTGGCCTTGCTCTTTTCGTGGGCAGCCTGGGCACGAGCCATCTGGTCGGCCTGGGTAGGCGTCAGGGCTGGCTCGGCTGGCTGGCTAGCTGCTGGTGCAGGCTCAGGAGGCGCTTCTTGTGCCGGTGCTGGCGGTTGCTCTGGCACCACGGGCACGACTTCTGGCACTTGGCCTTGCGGCGGCTCAGTCGGCAGTTGCACGGTTTCCGGCTCATTGGCTGGTGTCGGGATGGTAGCGGGTGCGGGATTTGAACGGTTAAGGATCTGGCGATGTTGTTCGGTTAGGTCACTCTCTTCTACCCAACCCCCAGCCTTCCCGTTTGTGACGTAGAGGATGGTTTTGCCGCGAATAGATGTTTCTTTTACGCCGGTCAGTCTCCAGCCGGTTCCAGCTAAAGAGAACTTGCTGTCTGAGTCCTTGTTAGACAGTGCCCTGAGGTCGGATAGCGGATTGCTGGATGATGGCGGTGGCACTTGTCCATTCTTCTCCTCCCACTGCTTCCGCTTTTCCCTTGCCTCTTTGCGCTCTTGCGAGTGTGGCTCTGTATCATTGAAAGCGTCATCAACCTCTTTCTTGCCTGCCTGCCATTCGGCGTGCGCCCTATCCATCTCAGCATCCAATGTGGATGCAGGCGAAAGATTTGAACTTTCGTTTTCTGATAATGAGTCAGATGTCTTAACCTCTGGACCAGCCTGCGGCGTGGATTCTGCCGTGGCAGGCTTGGCCTGTCCAGCCTTTTTCTTGGCGGCTGGCTTAGCCTTGGCTGCTGCTTCGGCGTCGATCTGGGCCTTTCGCTCGGCCTCGGTGAGGTTGACCATGCCCGCTAGCCCTTCCTGGGCCTCGTCGGTCAGCCACTCGGCGGCGGCGTTGCGGAGCACGGGCTTGTCTTTGTAGAGGTAAATGAGGGGCGTAACCTTGGTATCTGGCGTGATCTTCCCGCCTTTGTTGACAAATCCAAGCGCCTCCTGCTCCTCGATGTCGAGGCTTTCAAGGCTCTGGCCCTGGGCGATCTTGACCACACCTGCGGCGGCCTGCCTAGCCACGGCGGCGGGCGGCCTGCCTGTGCGCTTGGCTGTGGCGGCTACGGACTGCGGGAGAGGTGTCGCGCCCGTGGGGTTGAACTTGGCGACCATCTCCGCCACATCGGCACTGGCAGATGTCGGAGTATCATCGACAACAATGGTTTCCTTTAGTTTGTAGCCAAAAGCTGCGGCCAGTGCCTCTACGTCAGGATTGGGTCCACCTTCCAACGAGTCCTCTAGCAGTTTGAGGGTTTTTTCTTCGGCTTCGGTAAGGCGGGCACCGATAGTCACTTGCTCAGGCGTGCCATCTTTACCAAGTGTGAACTCGCCATCCTTCTTTGCCCGCAAAGAGGCAAGACGTGCTCGGGCTGCTTTTTCGAGTCCCGTCTTTGAAATGCTGGGGAGTTCAGCCGGGCGGGGCTGCACGGGCATGGCTGGGCTGCCTGCCTCTGGGGGCGGGGCCATGCCGGGGCCTTCGGTGCCTGCTTGGCGGCGGGCCTGCATGAGAGCGCCTGCACCGCCCATGAGGGCTGT